CAAGGATGACTTCACGTTCGATCTTATTCCGTTTGACATTATCAAGACTTATGCAGCTATCGACGCTGTAGTAACTTTCCTCATCTATGCTAGATTAAAACCCGCCGTTACTAAGAATAAGAAGCTAAATCAAGTATACAATGGTATCCTAATTCCAGCGTCTACATTCTTAATTGAGATTCAAGACAATGGCGTTCCATTTGATATGGCCCGTCTAAAGTTTGCTCAAGGTGAGATGCAAAAAAGCATTGATGAGTCTATTGAAGAATTATATAAGGAACCTAAAGTACGTGAATTCGAAGAAGCACAGGGGAAACCCTTCAATCCAAACAGCGTTATGCAGCTTCGTAGTTTCTTATTCGATTACCTTGGTTTGCAACCTGTTGGCAAGAAAACTAGCACAGGTGCTAATTCAACAGACGCTGAAGTCTTGCAAGAACTTGCCGAGCAGCACCACGTCCCACAGCTAATTCTGAATATTCGTCAGAAAAGCAAAATTAAGAATACATACCTTGATAAAATTATTCCACAACTTGATCGTGATGGTCGCCTACGTACTAATTTTAATATCCACGGTACTACTAGTGGACGGCTCAGTTCTTCTGGCAAGCTTAACCTTCAGCAGCTTCCTCGCGATAACCCAGCTGTCAAGGGTAGTATCAAGGCTGCGCCAGGACATAAGATCGTAGCAGTCGACTTGACCACAGCAGAAGTCTACATTGTAGCCGTTCTGTCTGGCGATAAAGAGTTGATGGGCGTATTTAAGAGTGGAGGCGACTTCCACTCTACCATGGCTAAGAAAGTGTTCGGACTAGAGTGTCCTGTTGCAGAAGTAAAGGCGTTACACCCTCTTCTACGTCAGGCTGCTAAGGCTATTACCTTCGGTATTCTTTATGGGTCTGGACCTTCCAAGGTTAGTGAGACCGTTAATAAGGAAGCCAAGGCTAATAATATGGACTACTACTTTAGTATTGAAGATGCTCAGGGCGCTATTAAGGCCTACTTCAAAGAGTTTAAGAGACTACGTGAGTGGCTAACTACTAATCAGGAGTTCATTGCTAAGAATGGTTATACTTATTCTTACTTTGGTCGTAAGCGTCGTCTTCCTAATGTTCTATCGACAGATGGCGGCATTAAGTCACACGCAATCCGTTCAGGACTCAATTTCCTAGTTCAGTCCCCTGCTAGTGACGTCAACCTCCTTGCCGGTATCGAAATGCAACAGCATATCAAGAAAACTGGCATGAAGGCTCGTATCTTCGCACTTGTACATGACTCTATTCTAGCAGAAGTGCCTGAGGATGAGATTGATAAGTACATGGAAGATCTGGAAGGATTTATTAAAACGGACCGAGGACTATCTATTCCAGGTTGTTCCATCGGATGTGATTTTGAGGTGGGTGATGATTATTCATTCGGAAAGTTTGAAAAGCAATACGGACTGGTATGAATATAGGAACGAGCTTCCTTTAAATACCTTGAAGGCGTGGCGAGAAGAAATTCTCGCCACAGCCCGATTTGAACACACAGGATGGACTGGTGCGCCGAAGGAGCCATATCGGCACTGGTGTTACACGCCCACCTATGAGGGTGTGTTTGTAAGAATCTTTGAGTGCCTAAATGAGTCCTTTAAAGAAGAAGGATTGAAGCTAAAACCAGAACGATTACTTTTAAATGTATATAATCACGGCGACAGCTCATGGCTTCATATAGATACAGATAAGCCAGGCTACTGGACTGCCATACTATTCATGAATGAATATTGGGATGTTAACTGGGGAGGGGACTTTGTTCTTGTTAAAGATAACGAGATATATAAGTCATTCGCACCCACCCCAGGAAAGTTTGTACTATTTCAATCTAACATCCTACATGGCGCTAGACCAGTATCTAGAGAAGCGCAGTTTCCTAGAGCGGCACTAGCCATACAATGTTCAAACGATTCCAAGATATAAAAACAATAAAGTTTCCTGTATATGCTCTTCCTTCGGTGGATTGGTATATGCAGGATGGTGTGCTGTTTATAGACGATGGCAAAGTACTAGATGATAAGAATATGCCAGGAACTACGCTTGGCGTTAGAAGAATACAGTGTGGAAGAAAAGATCTTTGTAGGCTCAAAAAAGCCTATACAGATTTTAATTCTATGATTAAAGGCAAGCACAAAATCTTCATAGATAGTAATGGAAAACCATTCGTATATAAACGAACTATAAACAGTCCTCTTATTCACCATAGAGTAGATAAAATTGAACTAAAGGGAGATTGCTCCGTTATATGGTTCAAGAATATTAGTCATCCAATGACTATACCACGACCTCCCTATGGTGATGCTAGATATGCTAGAATACTATATTACAAGGGATTTCCTTGGCTAATATATGACTTCGTACTAGAAAGAGGTAAGGACTCGTATAGACGAGTATGAGAAGATATGCGAAACAGTAAGAAGGGTTCTGGAAGGTTTGCTAAACAGCAACACTCGATGGACTTCAAAGTAAAGAACATAACTGCACTAAATGATAGGCAGTCAAAAGTATTACGTAGCAATAAGAACTTAGTTTTAACAGGCTACGCAGGAACGGGCAAAACCTTCCTGACTTCCTATATTGCTTATCATGATATGTTCGCAGGAAACTATGACAGACTAATCTACATGAGAAGTGCTGTGCCAACTAGGAATACTGGGTTCTTGCCCGGTACTCAGGAAGAAAAAGTAGCTATATACGAGGCTCCATATATTGATATTGCCTCTGAGTTATTTGGTCGTGGCGACGCATACGATATTCTCAAGAAAAAAGGGTTAGTACACTTTACCTCTACTTCTTATGTTAGAGGCATAAATCTTAGAAATGCTGTAATCGTAGTAGACGAGACCCAGAACATGACTTATCATGAACTAGACTCAATCATTACGAGACTTAATGATAACTGCAAAATTATGTTTTGTGGTGATATTAGACAGGCCGACCTATATAAGAACGGGCTGGAAGACTTCTACAGTGTTCTGAAAAATATGGACGAATTCGATTTCGTTGATTTCAAAAAAGAAGATATTGTACGTAGTGATCTAGTTAGAAACTATATCATTAAGAAAGAGCAAATTCTAAATAAAATGTAAGGCTAGTAAATAGCTAAGGGGATATATCCCGGGGATTTAATTGATGAAGGCTATCATTAGCAACAAAATTTACATGACGGTAGAGCCTTCGATGCACAAGTACCTTGATAAGGAACTCACGTATCATATTCCGTCATATAATGAGCCAGAGAAATTTGTAAGTATTAAGAACCTAAAAGTCATAAACTACAATATAGCTGGCGGAAAAATGCTGGTAGCGTTTCCAGTTGGTCGTATAGATCTTATACCAAAAAACTTTGAAATAGTTGATAAACGAGCTTACAACTACTTGGAAGACTTTCCTAAGTTTAAGTTCGAACTAAGACCTAGTCAGCAAGAGATTCATGATGAAGTAGAAGATAACTGCATCATCAATGCTAAAGTTGGTTATGGTAAGACATTTACAGCTTTGGCTATCGCTGCTAAATTACAGCAGAAGACTCTAGTAGTCACTCACACGGTTGCTCTTCGTAATCAGTGGGAAAAGGAAGTAGTAAATACTCTGGGGATTAAGCCTGGAGTAATTGGAAGCGGTAAGTTTAATATTGATAGCCCTGTAGTGGTGGCTAATATACAAAGTCTTATTAAACACGTCGTAAAAATTAACAGGGAATTTGGAACTGTTATTTTAGACGAAATGCATCACGTATCTAGCCCTACTTTCTCTAAAGTGATAGATGCTATGTTCTCTCGTTATAAGATTGGACTATCTGGTACTATTGAACGCAAAGACCAGAAGCACGTAGTATTTAAAGATTATTTTGGTTCGAAGTTATTCAAGCCAGATAAAGAGAATACTATGGTTCCTGAAGTTCATGTTATCAACTCTGGGATATATTTCTCTGACAGCTCTGGAGCATCCTGGGCTGAGAAAATTAACGTATTAAAAGAGTCTTATTTATACAAGGACTTGGTCGTAGCATTAGCAGATAAATATGCTAGTGAAGGCCATAAGGTTATTACAGTATCTGACAGAGTAGAGTTTCTAAGAGCATGCAATCATAACTCTACTTACCCATCCGATTTAATTATCGGGGAAGTAAAAGACAGAGACGAGATAATTAGAAAGATATTCGAGGATGAGATTGACCAAGTATGGGGCACTCAGAGTCTAGTATCGGAGGGATTATCTATTAATCCTTTAAGCTGTTTAATACTCGCTACTCCGCTAAATAACATGCCACTATTAGAACAGCTGATAGGGCGTATTATTCGTGAGTATCCAGATAAACTAAAACCAGTCATAGTGGACATTAGACTTGAGGGTAATACTGTAAGTAGGCAGTATAATAATCGTCTAGGTCACTATATGAAAGAAGGCTATGAGATAAAATTCATAAAATAGTTCTTGACTTTTATCCTTATTTTTGGTAATATGCTATTATACAGTTGGAAGAAAATACTAAGAAAGTCGGGTGGCAGCTCTAAAAGGATATTAACTATCCTAAAAGCTATGACTCAACGGGAACTACCCAGACATGTATACGATCCAGTGTATAAGTATTATTATACTGACTTTTCGGGGAACAGTTTTCTAGTAAATCCAAGTGCTCTGCTTATAAATAGATATAAGTGGAAAGATAAAGAAATAGCAGACTATATCGGTCTAGCTAGCTTTAGAAGCACTGGAGATTACATGGCAACTGGAAAAGTAACATTAGACTTAGCCCATAGCCCCATGGGACAAGACGCAATCAACAACAACAGACTACTTCGTATTGACAGAGGTGAAATCCACTTCCTTTACGAAGATTACACAGGAGAAAAATAATGGCAGGTTTAGGCTTTGGTTCAGTTAAGGGTTCAGCTAAGAAAGAAAAAGCTGACTCATATAAAATGGTTGATGGAGACAATTCAGTTCGTCTCTTCGGAAATATCCTAGCACGTTACGTGTACTGGATTAAGGGTACGAATGGCAAGAATCTTCCGTTCGAGTGCCTTGAGTTCAATCGTGAGACTG